TTAACCTAACAATTACAACCCAACTTTATGAGTAAATATTACTGATACTTTTTTCCTGGAGAGATGAGCCTAAAGGCTCACTCTCTCTACTAGATTAGTTTAGGATATTTGACCATACGGGTACCCAATCATTGACCATACGTATACCCTTGTATTGACCATACGGGTACCCAATCACTTTTGCTTTGGTTTATCTTTTTTAGGTTCTTTTTTCTCTTTTCTTTTACCAAATATCCTATCCCAATTATCCTCAAATACTTTTTTATCAATTTGTCTTGGTCGTTGATCACTACCTTTTCCATTCATTATTATTTACTCCTCAGTCCCATTCAAAAGACTTTTTATTTTCATCTAAAATTTCTAAAACTGCTCCCTTCCTAAAAAGAGTCTTAATGCTTGTGTCACATTTAAAGTTGCTCTTTACAACCGCACCCTTAACAACCTTCATTGGATCATAGTCTTCACCTTGCTCAAAACAAACCTTTTCAGCTTCATCTTTACCTGCATTGAAGACAACGATTCCTTGTCTGCTTCCATCAATTATGCTTGAAGCTCCCCTAATATTTTGTCTCATTTTGGTTAATGATTGGTCTTCTCCATCATTTAGTGCTTGTTTGCTCATATGGTGCATAGAAATACAGGTAACTCCAAGTTGTGCAGATATACCCGCAGTAAATGTTGACCACAATTGACCTGCTTCATTAGAACTACTGATTGGCATTGATGATCCAATAAATGCCTGGATAGGATCAAAGATAACCAACTTCAAATTCTTTAAGGATTTTAATTCTTCAATCAATTCGTTTGCACGTTGGGAAAGTTCATCATCTTTTAATAGTATTAATGGTTTACCACTGTCGGCAACTGTATAGATAAATACATCATACAAAGAATCAAATCGCCTACCCGTTTTATCTATCTCAGATATCCTTCTCCAAACTTCGCTGTGACTGTCTTCCGCAGAAATAATAAGTGCATCACCTCTGCCAAGAACTGTCTTACCTAACCAACTGCCACCATTGGCCACTTTCATAGCTAAATCAATACCAAGAAATGATTTACCAATACCACCTACACCTGCCAATACTGAATTAATGCCAAGAGGAATTAAATCATCAACTAACCATTCAATAGGTGGCGGACTTCCAACCAAGTTACGAATTGCATAATTTCTTAAGCCGAAAGCATGTTCAGTTAATTCAGTTTTAACTTGATCTAATCCTTTAGATAAATGCAGATCATTAAAATCACCTGTAATACTTGGTAGTCTGGAAACACAATTACTAACTGCATTAACTACCTCGTTAGCATTTTTCTCACCAATACCAGAGGTATCGTTATCAAGTGCAATAACAAACTTAGCACCCGTTACCTTACGCAACCTAACACTCGCTGTTAAACAGAAATTTGCAGAGAAGACCACCGCAACAGGTAATCCTGTAGCTTCAAATATAGAGCTTCCTGTAGCATATCCCTCGCATAAAATTAGGGTATCAAGAAAGGGCAATTCAGTTGCTTCACAACCAATTAAAAATACATTGCCTTTAATCTCGCCACCACCGACAAACTTTTTACTGCCATCTGGAAAGATATATTGGAGGGACTTTATATCGTTTACTAATATACCGTTATCACTTTTGGTGATAGAATGCACGGGAATCAATAGGTTTCCATTGATTGTTTTTAAACCATAGCTTTTAACCTTTTTATCATTTAAATAATTATGATCCGTAACTTCATTCGCACTAGCAAACTTTTCTTTGGCATATATGGAAACCTCTTCTTGCTTCTTTGCCTTAGCTTCCTCTCGCCTTTTTTGACTTTCCTCCAACTTAGTCTGCATTAATCGTTTTTGTTCAGCAGACATTTCGTTAGGATTATAAGAAGTAAACTTCCACTCCTGGGATGTTCTCCAATTACCGTAAATGCAGACAAAGTTATTGTCTAATTGATTGTAGGCATAGTAACCAGATCGTTCATTTGATTTATCTGGTCTTGAATTTGCAGTTGCACTAACGCTAACTCTAACCAAATTGCCTGTAGTATCTAAAAAATCTACAAGCAACCCATTAGAACGCATCTCACTTATAAGATCACCATTAGATTTACTGGTACTTGTAAAAGCAAAGTTCTTGTCTATTACTAAACCTTGCTCACCATAAAATTGTGTTAAATCAGTCATCAGCCTGTGCCTTAGAATTTTTTAAATAGCTAGACACAAGCCTTCGGACAAAATTTATTCTGTCTTCCTTACTCCACTCATGCAGAACGTAAGATTTATTTTTTTTGGAAGCCTCTATGTATTTAGATTTGCTTTCCGATAATGCGACAGATAACAACTCCTCGTTGATCTGTGCAAAGTTTTTGATATGCTCCATTTTCTTGTTTTCCCCGATAAGTTTAAGATGTTTGTAACTACAAGCTGCTTTAATCTTGCCATTACGAATATGAAGTAAAGGAGAAGCCAAGCCATGACAGTATGAACATAAGCTCGGCCTCCGATACATGAGATCATCTTGCTTAAAAAGGAAGGTCGTCTTCGTCATCTACGCCACTTGGAAACATCTCTTCTTTTGGTAGTTCCTCTTTAGGATTTAAGTTGTTAGCACTCGCTCCAACTGGCATCCAAGTCTTACCAAAGTTATCGTTTATTTCTAAGTAACCTTTCTCACCAACAATAAGTTCTGCTTCTACTTTTTTACCAAGTAGTTCATCAGTATTTTTCATTGATCCGACACCCATTGCATTGAGCATAAGAGACAATGATTGTCTTCCTATCTCAACAGGCTTTTCGTTATTGTGAGCCATAGTGAAAGCATGATTGACAGATATGATTTCGCCTTCAACATCAAATAAAATCTTTAATGCTTTCCAACCATTCCTACCCTCAACCATATCTGAACCAGAATACTTTAAATTGTATCTGCCAGGTTTCACTCTTGCTTGTTCACCACCAGAACTCTCAGCTCCAGCTTCAAACTTATCCATACCAAATTGTGTTAAATCCATGTTCGTTACCTCCGTAAAAAAATTTAACTATTAATGTTTAACCAGGATCATACTCTTCGTAATCACTGGCTCTATCAATCTCTTCTTTAAGGGCATCAACAACATCAACTAAGACTCTGTTTGCACCTAACGGTAGAATATGATCATCATCACCGTTACTTTCGCTCACCTCTTCAACTAAAATTTTAGCTTTAGTTAAATAGTAGATTGCTTTTTCTTGGTCAGTAATCATTTCTTAGCGATTAGCTTTCCAATTTCAGCCCAAGTTTTCTCAGCTCTAACAATAAAGTCATCACCTTCATCAACCACTTGTATCTCTTCAGGTAAACCGTACCTGTTTTTAGCTACACATGCAGGTGACTCAGTAGTTACTAAGACTCTTCCAGACTGAACAGTTTTACTTGTTAATCCTTTATTGCCTTGTACTTTTACCGTTCCCTTTTTGTAGTTTAAAAACAAACACATATCACTTGCTTCTAACACTAAGGCTGAAGCTGCTTTATGTAGCTTTAGTTCATGCCTGTCGTAAGACTCTGTGCTTGGATCGTGAAACGCTTTGATTTGGTTATGAGCTATCAACACTACTCGCATTTTCTTTTCGTTTCTTAATCTATTAACTAGATCAAGGACTTCTCTAAAATACTTAAGTGCCTCATTGTAGCCACGACCATAACCAAAACTTTCTATTGAAGGTTGCTTATGTGCTTCGCAGGTCTTTTGATGTATCAATGGCTCTAACCAATCTAATGAATCAATAACCAATGTGTTGTATTCAAGTTCATCTGCATCAACAAGTGATCTAAGATAACCAATAAAAGTATCGTAATCTTTTGCTAATGGAAAATGAGCTATATCCCTGTTGTTAGTAAGAATACCCAGTCCCTCTTCAGTTTGAATTACGACTGGGTTTTTGCTACCAACAGCAAGTGTTGTTTTACCTAGACCAGAAGGGCCATAGATAATTGTTATTGACGCTTTAGCTTTACTTTTCTTTTGTATTGCTGCTAACGACATTATTTACCTACCTTGTCAGCACCTTCAATTACAATTGGTTTCTTGTAAGGTGGTAAAACATCTTCTAGCTTTTCAATTGTATTAGCGATATTTCTTCTAACACTTTCCATGTGATGAACAGTTTTAGTTGCTAATTGAAACGCCTCTTCAAGTTGTTGTTGCGCTCCCAGGTCTTGACTAATCTGTTGAATTAAAGGTCTATTCAAATCAGTTAAGTCTTTTTCAAATATCTCTCTTGGGTTTCCATCTTTATCTTGGAAACTTAAAAGAGGTTGCTCTTTTTTATTATCTACCATTATTAATCCTCCTTTGGATTGTTATATGTTTCGCAAACTTCTTTGTGTGAACAGAATTTGCACCAATTACCAGCATTAAAGCTAGGCTCATCACCCATTGCTTCATCACAAGCTGGTTTCAGAATATTCAAACCCCAATCTGCAAGATCGACAGCTTGAATATCCCAAGTTCTTATTTGCCCATCTTTATGAAAGGCTCTTTTGTTTGGTTGTATGATTGTCATTTCAATCACAGTATCTTCGTTTCCCCATCTTGTCAGACAGGCTAGTGAGTAAGTCATTAACTGCTCATTCATCACTACATCTACAGGCCATGCACCAGACTTTAAATCTGCTACTACCATTCTATTACTCTCACCCAAGATGACTGCATCAGCAGTTCCCCATAGATCATCACTAATCTCTGGAGCATTAACTTTTTCTTCTATTAATAATTTACCGTTAAGTTCTTCTGTGCGTTGATTAATATAATCAACATAGATTTCAGCTATAGCAATATCATCTTTAGTAATGTCAAAACTAAAACCATCTACATCAACATTTCTACCAAGGTAGTAATCAGCTAATGTAATACCATCTAATCTATTTTTAAGTAGAGCTTCACACATTTCGTGAACCGCAGTACCTCTAGCCGCAGCTATACTTCCTCTTCGTTCCGCTACAGCATTTATCTTAGCTGAAGCAGGACATCTTATAATTCTGTTTATGCTACTCGGTGATAATATCGCGTGTGCCAATGTTGTACTCCTCTCTTGCTATTGCCGCCCAAAGTTCTGGGCTGATGATTGATGCAATGTTTACATCTTCAACTGGAAAAAAATTTTTCTCGCTAGAATATGGACATGGTATTGCTACCTTCCAATCTGCTCTGTCTTGTCTAAACCAAAGACATGGTAATAAATCCACTTTGTTTGCTTGTCTTACAGACTGATCCCACCAGTTTTTAATATCTGATTGTGTGATTGCTTTACGTCTTTTGACTTCTATTGCATAACCTGGCATTCCTAGTAGGTCGTGACCGCCACCAAAAGTCTGAGCATAATTAACTTCTAGCTCTATGCCTAAAAGTTCTTTAATTGCGTCAATAACTTCGCGTTCACCTCTACGCCCTTTGTTTCGTGCGTTGACCAAACTACTCTCCAGATACGTCTGATTTATTTTCTATTTCTTCTATGTCGCTAAGACGATATAAAACTTTACCACCAATCTTTTGATATGTTGGGCCAGTTCCTTTTGTTCTCCAGTTCTCTAATGTTCTAGGAGAACGTAACCATCTTTTTGCTAGTTCGTTCTGATCTAAAAATATTTTTTCTTCCATGTTGTTACCTATTACTTCGTGATTATGTTATTCTACTCTAAGTAAATTTAATAAAGCAAGTCACTGACAAGAAATAATAGAAATATTATTCAGAAAAAATTTACAGAAAATTTATCAATAACATTTACGCATTAATAAGGAGGTAAAAATGAGTATAGATAAAGTTACAAGAGAGGAGTGGGATAAATTGGAAGAATTAAAAAAAACCAACAAGGTAGATTTAGTTAACAAACCACCGCATTACCAAGGCAAGATAGAATGTATAGACCTGATAAAAGATAGAGTTGGTTCTAATAACTTTCCAGCTTACTTAGAGGGTAACATCTGGAAATATTTATATAGACATAAGGATAAGGACAGCAACATCCAATGCTTGGAGAAAGCACAATGGTATTTAAACGCTTTAATTAAACACTACGAAGAACTTTAATTAGACATCATTATCTTCTGCATATAGTTACCAACATTTTGCATTTCTTCGGTGGCTATATGCTCTCTAGTCTTACGGTAACGCTCAGTAGCCTTAATGCTTTTATGTCCCATAAGAGTCTTCACATCTTCAATCTTCATTTGCTCACCTGCCATAGTACCAAAGTTATGTCTTAGATCGTGGAACGTCACATCT